GTTTTTTTAGTATCATCAGGAAGAATACAGTCATCAATCACTTGAGGTCTGTATCGTTCCACGAAAAGGAAATCACTTGTCATAATTTATTTAAATCCAATTAGGTTTTCTTTGCGGCATACGAAGATAATTAGATGCAACCCAAGGTTTGGATGCGATATACATCTTGTAAGCAGTAAAAGTGTCAATGCTGTCGTCAAGTTTATACTCATCTGGCATAGCACGGGCAAATGGGGTTACTTCAGTAATCTTACCTTTGGGGAAAAGGTAATATGCGTGAAGTAAAGTATTATAGCACGAATGTTGCTTTCCATATCGCAGATGATACTCATCGCAAAGGTTCATTCCGTGCTTGATTAACCAGTAGGCATTATGGATGCTCTCTGCTGCCCACTGGGTACAGGGATGGTTCCTGAATGCCCCCTTTGCGGTGCTGTAGGGGGTTCCGTCTGCCTTGGGGAGGGTCCCATACCCGTGATACCACTCAGAGGCAACGATGGAGAGCATCTGGCAGGTTTCAACGGGCATTTTCGTTATATGACGGTCAGGAAGTACGATTGCACTTTCTGCCGGAAACTGATTCGTAACAAAGATGTTCATAATATCAAAGGGGTTGTGGTCCTCCCACAATTGTAGCAGAAGGAACCTGTGCTTGGGCAACTTTTTTTGCCTGCGATTGACTTGTTGCTTCAACAATCATTTCCAAATAACGATTATCATTTGGAAGTTTGTAACGAACTTGATACTTCATCAGAAGCAATACTTTTTCACAACATACCTTACTTTTTCAGGTTTGTCTTCCAACCAGAATGCTTCGTGCTCAATCGCACGATTGTTTGGGTGAATGCGAACTGAAGTTTTAAGGTCAACACTTTGTCTTTCAGACAGTTTCATTTGCGATGGATTGATACCAAAAGGAACATACCAATATTGAGTATGAACTGCCTTACAATCTTGTGCTGCGTGGACTGCTTCGTGAAACAAAGTTTCATTAATATAATACTTTGGTGAAGGTCCAGCAAGAATTCGGTCAGTACAAATACTCATCGTATCCTTACTAGCATCATACCACCCATAAATGTCTTTTTGCCTACAAATAGGAGGGTTTTCTAAAAACCTAACTTTTTGAGACATTAGGTTGTAGATATCCCTCCCAATTGGGGTTAGATAAAGAAGAAATTCCATCATCCAAAAGTGCTATCAGGTTCCATCGCAATATAGTACTTAACGTCAAAGTTTTTGTTGACGAAACGAGAAAGAAGTTTCTTGGAGATTACAACTTCATAAGTGCCAGGTAGAATTTTGATATTCTCCACCTTGAAGTTAAAGGCAAATACCTCATCAGTTTCCCCAACAACAATAGAAAACTCATTTGAGGTATCGTTCTTTTTATCACGAACAACGAGTTTGACTACTCCTGCCTCACCGATTACTGAAAGGTCAGGGAGTTGATAAATTGAAGATGCCTTGATGAGTTTATCAAGTTCTTTGGTATCCAGAATGAAGCATACATCCTCACTTGGAAGAGTGATGGCCTTATCCGGAGGAGTTACAATTACATTAGGGTCGGCAAAGAAATACTTTGACCGTGACTTACCCTCACGAATCATCGCATAACCTTCATTATCAAAGTCAAGTTCAGGACTGTGATAGAGACCAATGCCATTTAGAAACTGGTTCAGGTCATAAATTCCAAAGTCCTTAGGGAACTCTTCTTCTACGGTTGCTTCCGCAAGAATGTTCTTCATTACGGAAATTGTGCGTAGATTGTTGCCTTCTTTGAAGAGAATGGACTGATTGATACCTGCGAAGTTTTTGAGAAGAGTTAGAGTTTTATCAGATAGTTTCATAATAATCAGCGAAATTCAGTTAGACCGTTATCTTGACGAGTATAGTGTCCGTCAAAGTGAAGTAAAAGCATAGCATAATGAATGACTTTCATCAAATCACGCTTACTACGACCATCCTTATCACCATAACGAGAACCATACTTAAGAATGTTTGCTTGACAGAAATGTGTAGCAAGATCTTTTGCTGCCATCAGGTCAATTGTTTGGATATCTTTATAATCTTCGTTATGACCGCAGTAGTGGCTGGAATAAGTGCTGGTCACATAATATTCAATATCCTTGAGAATTTTGTCTTCATTATATTTCCAAAGGTGATTAGTCGGAGTTTCCATATTAACAGGGGTTTTTGTGAGATTAAACATTCCACTATGTTCATTCATAGTGAGGTTGTATTGAACTAAATTTCTTTCGTCTTCAGGACAAAACATAACAAGGGGGAAGAACATATTAACTTCCCCCAAATTATATCAGTTTTGTACTTGTTCGTCAAGATTGTTGGGTGCCTCAGTAGCATCCTCAACCTTGAAGTCAGCATCAATCTTATCGTAAAGTTCAAGGAAAGCAGTTTTGGTTTCCTCATCAAAACGATTGATACAAACCTGAATTGCCTTTGCTTTGTTACCAAAGATGCTGTAGGCACGGATGATATGAACCAGACGACGGGTGCTGATAATTTCGTCAATACCACCATCGTAGAAGGTTTTACGGATTACATCCCCCCAGTCAGCAAGACGCTTACAGAAATCATCAATCTCGGTGAGACCAAGATGCTTCGCAACCCCTTGAAGAATACGAACCTCAACAGTAGAAGCAGGATAAGGTTGCTCAAAGGTCACACAGAAACGTTCAAGGAATGCCTCGTTCAGAACATTCGTACCAACGAAACGACCATCATCAGAACCTTTACCTTTGGTGTTCGCAGTCGCAATCACGTTGAAACCATCGGCAGGTTTTACGAAACGACCGATTTTCTTGAGGAATACACCCTTACCTTCCAGAATAGATTGGAGGCACAGGATTTTGTTGGAGGCAAGGTCAATCTCGTCAAGCAGAAGAACAGCACCTCGTTCCAGAGCTTCAATCACAGGTCCGTTATGCCAAACAGTTTCACCATTCACAAGACGGAAACCACCAATCAGGTCATCCTCGTCGGTCTCAATGGTGATGTTGACACGAATCAATTCACGCTTGAGTTGAGCACACGCTTGCTCCACAGAGAAAGTTTTTCCATTACCAGAAAGACCCGTAATGAACGTAGGATAGAAAAGACGGGACTGAATAATTTTTTTAACGTCGTTAAAATTACCAAACTTGACGAAGGTATCATCTTTATCGGGGATCAGGTTTTGCTCTACGGCAGGCATTGCAGCAGGGGCCTGATAGGTGCGTTCAATATTCTCCACAACCTGAGGAGTTACCTCAAGGTTCCACCGACCACGTTTAGTCTTGAAGGGTTCAAGATAACGAGTGACGGTCTGGTAGTTCAGAGAACGGGAGGCACAGAAACCACGAATATCAGCAGAAGTAAATTCGGTGCCGAACAGGTCTTGAAGGTCAGCAATAAGTTGGTCTTTGTTCATCAGATTACGAGGCATAATAAAGGGGGTTGTTTGTTTCAACTGAAGTAATTATAAGGCATAGAGGGGGCAGTTGAACCCTACAGTAGTCAGTTTACCAAGTGTCCTCAGTAATAATTTGATAGTTTGGATATTTTATTTTTAACTCGTATAAAAACCGAGCATTATGTGATGGGGGATTTAAATTTCTCGTTACACATATCGTTTTATTTTGGTGGTCCCATTTAAGAAGACCACCATATGTTTTGTCTTTCATTAAGCAATCAGTTCCATAAACTCATTCAGGATTTTCTTGTTCATTTTCTTCACTCCAAGTGACTTCACAAAAGCACTCTTGATTTGTGCTTTAGAAGCATCCTCTTTTACCTCAAACTCAGAACTCTTATTTAGAGCATTCGCAGAAATACCGAAGTATTTGTGATAACCAGAAGAAGTCAGAACGAAACTACGTTCTTTTTTCCAACGTTCCATCACTTTATCATACTCAGAAAAATTATGTTGATAATAACCAGTATTATCACGAATAAAGGATGAGGCACTATGAGGTTCAAGAACACGCATTCCTACAAAATTGACTGTAGGGAACTTATCACGAAGATTATTCAGAAGAAGTTGAGTAAATCCAATATAAGGATTACCATTATGCGCCATAGAATAGACGTGTCCAGTTTTGCGGTCACGAAGATAACAATGAGAACCAACATAAGAGGTTCCCATTTGAGGTTCATTCATCCATTCACGTTTGTATGGACGATAGTAATTCAGAGGTCCTGCTTCACCATCGGTTAAAACAACACACTGGACTTTCTGAAGCTTATTCTCACTTTGGAATTTAGGAAGAATTTCGTGAAGAGTAACCAGTGCCTCATTCAGAGGAGTTCCTGAAAGTTGAAGACGATAAGGAATTGTATAAGGAGAATAGTAACTACGACCAAAGTTATTCACAACACGATAAATACTCTTCATTTGTTGTTCCAGTTCGGAATTACGAACCTTACTGGTGAAGAGGTTCATCATATGAAATGATTGGTCAATTACAAATTTATTTTCCTTCTTTTGAGTATGCTCTGGAGGAGGAAGGTTGTGACCATTCTCATCAATTTGGACAATATATCCAAAACTATTTGTGAAGGCATAAACCTCAAAGGGAATGGACACCTTACGGCAGAACCAAATGAGATTATAAAGTTGCTTAATGGTGTCCTTCATTACTTCAGACATAGACCCAGACCAGTCAAGTACAAAAACTAGACCGTGATTTTTACCATCGGCAAGAGTAGTTACTTTCTTGAACAGGTCTTCATTGTATTTGTAGGTGTGGAGTTTAGTTGTATCCAGAACTCCAGTCCGACTAGTATTAGCACGAGCATAAGCATCAGCAGATTTTCGGCATTCAAACTCTTTAACAAGATAATTCACCTCCTTTTGTGCGGAACGTTTGAAGTTATTATAATCATTATCCACATATTCAAAGATGTTATTGTCTCCAGAATAATGAGACCAAGCTTCTTCACACTGTTCGTGAATAACTTTATTTGAAATAATCACAGTATCCAGATTTACTTTAGGAACTTCTAGATACACATTCTCATCAAGAGTATTGGAAACAAGGTTCTTGATTGACTCCTCAAGAGAACTCATTGTCTTAACTTGAGGTTCTGCTTCTTTACCACCTTGATTAGAAGGAACGGTATCTTTCATTTCCCCTTCCGTTTGTTCCTTATTTTCCTGAGAAGAATTACCCTCATCGGTAGATTCTTCTTCCTCACCATCAACTTCACCTTCAGTTTTCTCAGAAGAATTCTCTTCACCTTTACCTTGAGTTTGTTCGTGAGTATCAAACGCAGGAACATTCATCTGCTCCTGTTCTTTCTCCACACAATACTTGTAGAGAATCTCAGCAGCAAGTAGAGCATCACCGAAAGTTTCAGTTTCGGCAATCATATCAACAATCTCGTGCTCCCGTTCGGTGAAAGAAATTGAAAGGAAGTTACCAACCTTAAAGTAAAGATTTACCCGGTCGGCAAGATTCATCTTGGTAAGGTCTTCATTAGCAACCATAAAGAAGTCATCTTCGTTGAGTTCCTTATAAGCACCGTAGAAGGTCTTTGCGAGACCCATATAACGACGTTTAATCAGTTTCTCTACACGGACATCCTCAACGACATTTACGAACTGCTGAGGGACTTTTACTTCCTCACTCCAATCCTCATCGGGAGTATAGAGTGCGTGAGAAACTTCGTGAGCAACAAGCATATCGTATACGGTGCTGCTTGCCTTTTGCCACATAGGCAGAGTGAGAACACGGGTATGAACATTAAAACAGGCAGTTTGGACTTTCTTATGTTCTACTACAAGGTCTTCCGTAGCAAGAAGACGGGCAAGCATTCCTTTAACTTCAAAATTTACAGACATAGAAGGGGGGTTGTGCGTTATGAATGTATTATACAAAAAAAGAGGGTCTTGCGACCCCCTGATGGACAGTTTAGAAAGTGGTTTCAACGGCTTCCAAGTTCAGACATTTTCTTTTTAAAACTCATTCCTCTTTGACGATTCCATTGCCTATCTGCTTCTTTATCTTTTCTTTGATAGATAGCAATATCTTCTTTTTTCTTAGCACGTTCAATTTGACGATCTATTTTTTGTTGATTTGCAGGTTTCCAAGCCTCACTAATAATTTCTTCAATAATACCCTCTCTCCACTCTTCACTCATATTATCCATAATGACTAAAGCATTTTCGTTTGTATCAGCATAACCTTCGGCAACTAGATATTCTAAAATTTCAAGTTCTTCTTTTGTTATTTTAGCAGTCCTTGTTTTTAATCTTTTTTTAGCTTGCTGAATATAAAGTCTTTCTTGTTGTTCTCTTTTTTTCTTTACATATTTAGGATCACCGCCTAAAGCAGCAGCCTGTCCAGCAAGTTTTCCAGCTTCTTTAGATGCTGACTTTATAGTTTCAACACTTATTTCATCAAGTTGTTCTTGCTCATATATTTTACGATAAGCTTTTTTAAGATTAAAATTATCCATAATTGTTTTGTTTTAAAAATATTTATAAAAAAAAACGTCTCCTTGCGGAGACGTTTTTTGAGTGCTTGACGACGTGCTTTTGCTTGTCGTAGTGCCTGAGGTTTAAGTTTTCGTTTTTGCTCTTTTTTAGAGTGGTGATATCGATTAGGAATTTGCATTGTTCTAAAATCAATATTTATGTTATAAAAGAAAAATTCTTCTTTTTTTCAACTGTAAGGACATTTTCAAATTTGTCCTCCATCCCTGTTTTATGGGAAATAACAAAGATATTAGCATCATTAATTACATAACGAATAATCTTAAGAAATTCTTCGGTTCCATTAGTATCTAATGAACTATCAAATACCTCATCAAAAATAATTAAATTACAAGAAACGGAGTTTTTAAGTTTAGCAACTTCCCTCCAAGCAAAAAGTAAAGAAAGATTAATTCTTGACTTTTCTCCTTCACTAAAAGAAGCATATGTAAAATCTTCGTGAATAGGAGATTGAATAGTTTCATTAAATTCCTCATCAAGAGTAAAATTAATGTAAAAATCCATCATCTGAAGATATTTGTTAATCTGCTGATTAATTAATGGAATATATTTTTTAATGATTTTTGTTTTTATTCCATTGTCTTTTAAAAGTGAATGGGCAAACTCATACTGAGAAATCTTTTCTTTTTTATCACTCAAATCTAAGAAGATTTGATCCAAAGATTTATTATAATCTTCTAATTTTTCCCACTCAGAATTCTTATTTTCAAGTTGTTTGGTAATTGTTTGAATTTCTGTTTCCAGATCTTTGATCTGCCTTTGACTTCCAAATACCTTCGTATTGTTCTGAGAAATTTCATGGTTTAAATTTGTTATTTCTTTTGAAATGTGTAAAAAATGACTTTCTCGTATTTCTTCATCTTTAATTGCAGTTTCAAGTTCTTCATATCCACTCCTAAGTTCTTTTGCCTTACTTTCAATTTCATTGATTTTATTTAACCTAAATTCTTCATCAATGTGTTGAGTGCAAGTAGGGCAAACCGTATTATCGGTGAAAAACTTATGTTCTTCTGTAATGTTTACTACTTTTTGAGATATTTTTCCTTTAAGATTTCCAAGTTTTTTGAGTTTTTCTTTTGCTCCAGAAACTTCTTCTAGATTTTTTGTTAGTGAAAAAATTTGTTCTTCAATTTTATTATTTTCAAGAATATATGAATTACATTCTTCAATTAATCGATCAATTACACTATTTTTTTTCTTAATACTATCTTTACTTTCATTTTCAATCTTATCAATAAAGTCTTTTTGCATTTCAACCTTATCTTTAATAGATTGTTTTTTTAATTCCAATGTTCTTACTTCTTCTTTTATTTCACGAATTTTATCTTTAACAATATTATTCATGGAAGAAAAGATTTTTATATCTAACAAATCTTCAATTACTTCTCTTCTATGCGAAGATGATAATTGCATAAAAGGAATAAAATTACTACTACCAATTATCACGATTTGAGTAAAAGATTTAAAATTCATTTTAAGAATTGATTGCTCAAACCATTTTTGTTGATCTACTGCAGAAGATCTTTGGTCTAACAATTTTCCATTACAAATTATTTCAAAAATATTAGGTTTTATCCCTCTACGAATTATATAATTAATATTTCCAATGCTAAAATAAACTTCAACAAGACAATCTTTTTCATTTATAGAATTAACTAATTGAGACTTGTTAATTCCCCTAAAAGATTTTCCGAAAAGTCCAAATGTTAAGGCGTCAAGAAATGTGCTTTTCCCAAATCCATTTTTGCCTACTACTAACGTAGTCTTAGATTTTGAAAAATCCATTTCTTGAAAATGATTTCCATAAGAAAGAAAATTTTTAAATTTTATTTTTTCAAAGTGTATCATTTTATATAAAATCAGTGTCCTTTTGATTAGGTGGTATAACTATATCATCTTTTGTAAAAATTTTGTATTCATATCCGTGCAATTCACATGCTTTTATTACAATTTCTTCCTCAACATCTACCACATTCATCTTTGGAAAATCCTCTTCTTCTAATAAGAGAGCAAACCTAACAGCATCATCTTCTTCCTCAAAAATATAAAGAATATGATCTCCAAATTCATCTACAGCAGCATATGCACCCTCTTGTTCTCTACCATCTATAGTTATTAAATACATTATACTATTTCTAATGCCTCTTTGTAAACATCTTCAAGTACATTAGTTATAGCAGTTTTATTTAATTCACACTCACTTTCATCAATATACCTTTTTAACAGATTAAATGTATCTTCTGTTTCAAGAGACTCAAAATTTTCTAATTCTTGTATTTGAAAATTTTCAACAATTTTAACTTCTGCTGGATTTTTAGAGTATAGATTTTCTATAAATTTTTCAAATTTAAGTTGACTATCTTTTTTCTTTACAATAACCTTTACGATTTTATTTTCATAATTGTGCCTTACAATTGGAGTTGTGTCTTCTCCATAGTAAACAAGTTCAAAAATATTGTGAGGATTATCTATAGCACTATGTTCTAAAGTTTCTGTATTAAAAATTGTAAATCCTCTTTCATCATAAAGATCATTCCAATAAATTTCGTAAGGGTTTCCAAGATAGTGAATATTACCTTTATTTGATCTAGTATGATAATGCCCAGAAAATACTTTTTCAAACTGACTAAAAATATTTGGGTCTCTTCCATCTTCCATAATATGACCTTTATAGGGAGGAAATCCATTAAGTTCCAAATGACCAGCAGCAACTTTACATTTAGAATTTTTTATCATTTTTAATGTTTTTTGTTCATTTTCATTATTAATCCAGGGAATTAATAATAAATTTAAATTTCCAATTTTAATTTCAGTTGCTTCTGAATATGTTTTTATGTTTTTGTATTCTTGTAGCAATAGATCAGGAGAATTTATACTATTAGAATTTTTCAAATAACAGTCGTGATTTCCTGTAATCATATGAACTTCATATTTAGACAAAGGGTCTAAAACAACTCTTTTTGTCCATTCTAATCCATAGAAATCAATTGATTTACGACTATCAAAAGCATCACCCATATGGATGACAGTATTAATATTGTGATATTCTAGTGTTGGAAAAAATATATTTTTATAAAAAAGTTCAAAATGATCTTGAAATAATTTTGAAGATTTTCTAGCACAGAAATGTGTGTCAGTTATTATAGCAACTAGCATAATTCAATATCTTAATTTGATATGTACGTTTTCCTTAATTGAATTGTAGTCTGAGTAATTTGTTCCGTCAACTCCATTATCATCAACAAACACTTCATCAAATCCTGTTTTTTCAAGAATTTTATTTTTAATTTCTAGTTGTCTTTTCTCTTTCCCTATTCTACGAATAAAAGCATAGTGAATAATTTGAGTAAAATAAGCAAAGGGGTTCTGTGATTTCTCTGGATTAAAATTATGAAGATATTGAATACAATTTTCAATGCCATCGGAAATCATATCATCTTTAAACATATAATTTACAAAATTAGGTTTAAAGGATAAATGAGTAGCAATTTTAAGAATACATTCTCCTATGTAGTTTGGAATAGGGGGTTTAGGAAGACCATTTGCTTCTGCATCTTCAATATTTTTTCTGTATTCTATAAGTGCTGCCAAAAATTCTTTATTATTTACATAATGAATTGACCTTTTTCTTTTTGTCATTACTTCTGTTGAAATCATAAGATCTACTAATTAAATATGTAGACATTATAACATTTTATCTAATAATAAACAAGTATTGACATACGTATCTTATTATGAGTATAATAGGTTTGTTCCGTTTGAAGATAAGTTAGATCTCTATAAGTCTTTATAAATCTTTTCTAGTAGTTTTTTAGCATCATTTACGTTTGAGATATATCCCATTTTTCTAGATATATCTTGATTGTTATTCTTAATGTTGCTAATCTTTTTTACATATGACTGATGCATCATAATCATTTCAATATCAGTATTTTCAGTTATTGTAATTACATCTTCCATTTTAATTAAAAACATATCTTCAGTGGTAGTTTTCATCCAAGGTTCTACTTTATATCCCACTGCTCCATTACGATTTTTATAATTTTTAATTATAATAGGATTAGTAACTAATAATATAATAGAATTATCTTCTTCACATGGAAGAACCTTTGTAAATATCTCCTCACTTGTTTTTAATTTTATTGATGCATAAAAATCTTCTTCCATATTATTTTAGAGTAATAGGTATAATTTCATAATTAAAGTCTTCTTCGTTATATATTTTTATTCTTTCTATAAAGTGATTTAAAGTATAATTTTTCTTTGAATTATATGTAGTATCATCTGCAATATCGTAAAGAGTTGCCTTGTCCTTGTTAGATCCTTTTCTTAAAACTCTTCCTATTGATTGTAAATTACGAATTCTAGATTTACTTGGTGAAGCAAATATCACATTATGTAAATTTTTAATGGAAATACCTGTACTAAAAACACCATAGGAAGCAACAATAATTGCATTATTTTCTCTTTCAGTAATTTCTCTTACTTGCTCCCTCTCCTGAACGTCTACTCCTCCATGGACAAAAAATACTTTACGTTTATCCTCAACATCAATATTTATTAATTCATACAAAGGTAATCCATGAGTTTCAACTCTTGAAAAAAGTATTAATGTATTTCCCTTTAAATCAAGTGCTAAATTTTTAATAAATTTATTTCTTTTATCATTATTGATAATGAACTGTATTTCATCTTCATACTTATTAAATCTTTGAGGATTATGTTTTAAGACTAAACAATGAATATCTAATTTTGATGCCCTTCCTTTCTCTATAAGTTCTTTGGTTCCAACTGCTTTATAAGGAGGACCAAACAATCCAGAAATAACCCATTCATGGGTTTGAGAATCTTTACTTCCATTTGAAAGAGTTCCTGTAAATCCAAATCTATATTTTGCATTATGAGATTTTTTCATAATGTCAATTAATGATTTTGATTTACACCCATGACATTCATCTACAACTACACAGTCATAATCTTCAAAGAAAGATCTTTCTAATTTATGAATACTTTGCCAGGTAGAAAGAGTTACTAACTTATCAGTTTTTTTTTCTTGCCCGGAATAAATCATATGACAATATTGATCTACATCCCATCCATATTCGGACCAATCTTTTATCATTTGATGAATAAGTGAAGTAGTTGGAAATACTACTAAACAATTTAATCCCTTACTTACATAGTATCTAATCACTGCATAAATCATGAAAGATTTACCGGATGAAGTTGCAGATATCACAGTTTTTCTATTATATCTTAAGCATTCATATACCGTATCAATCTGATAATCATAAGGAGAAAATTTTCCAATATAATTCATATATCCCTTTACTCCTTCTAGGGATATTTCTTCATTTATTTCAAAAGGTAATCCATAGTACTTATTGTCAACAAATTCATAAGTATATCCGTAATTTTTTATTTTTGCTATTACCCTATCTAAAAGACCTGCATACACTTCCCCTGTAGTAGTGCTTAAAAGTCTTATTTCTCCATTCCATCCTTTACCTCTATATTGAGGCATAAACTTCGCAGATTCAACAGAAAAGGTAAAGTGAGGAGCAAGTTCATGTAAAATATGAGGTTCACATTCTAACTTAATGTAAACCTCATTCTTTTTTGATATAATAATGTCACTCATAAAATAATTAGTTTCTATGAGTATTTATTGCACTTATCCCAACCCACTTGCAAACCTTTGATAGTCTATGGCATTTTTTATTTGGTAAGTTCTACTATGAATCATTTTTAAAATATCCTGAATATAACTTAACATTACATCATAATATTCAACCTTTAAACTAGCCTGAGAAAGACTTTCATCTGCATCCATATATTTTTGTAAAGTATCTTTGTCTCTTATTTTTTTAGGGAATGGGTTTTCAATATAAACATCTGGATCTGCTTTTCCAGTGTAATATTCATATTTTTGATGCCTTATATTTCTTTTTTGTTGTTCTGCTTTCTTTTTAAGAAGAAGAATATTGTTGTAAATATCAAAATATTTTGCATGTAAAGATGCAGTATTCAAAGATTCCATGTGAAGATTATCTGGGTCAATCTTTGAATCTTCTTCCCACATTTTTTGTATTGTTTCAAGATCTATCATTATTTTAATTAGCAATTAACTTGGAGGATTTAATGGATTTCCAATCCTATCTACTATATTATACATCATATACTTAAAAGAAACATCTGCTGTAAAATATTCCTCATCAGTAGATGTTGCATCAAACTGTAAGGTGCTCAATCTATATGGAAACATAGATTTGAATACCACATTAAAATTGAAATTTTGATTACTGTTCAAAACCAATAAAGTTCCATCAGAATATAAATTCATACTGGAATTATAAGGTTGTTCAAAAGATTCATTATTATTTTGCCAATTATATATCTCACTTAGAGACTCTGGAAATCCAAGACCTCTCATCCAGTTTTGAATTTCCATATAGTTTTCAAGATTTTCATCTACTAAAAATCTCAAAGTAAAGTCTTCAAATTCCATTTTGTCGCCTGGAATTGGAACATTATTTAAGTAATTTGGTTGCTCAGTTACTCCAAGAGTAATAGAAGGAATATTTGCAGTGTTGGAGAAAAAAGCTACTTTTGGTGCCCTATTCAAGGTAAATTTAAATCCTAGAGATGAAAGAAAATTTCTATTCTCTATTTGACCTTTAAATCCTGCAGACATAATTTTTTTAATTATTTAGATAAAAAAAAAGACCCTTTCGGGTCTCTTGTGATACTTATGTGATTTAGATCACATGAGGTTGCGAACAGACACTCTACGATAGTAGACGTTGCTGTTTGCAGTAATTCTACCAAGACCTTGATCACGACCTTCTGCGAATGGATTTGCAACAAGACCATAACGGGTCTTAAATCCAATCTTGGGCTGGAAGCTGTTCTCACCAACGGCACGAACCATTTGGAGAGGAACATAAGGGCAGTAGAAGAGTCCAGCATCATAAGGGGAAGAACCCTTATAACCAACAACGTAGTATTGGTTGCTGCTTACGTTTGCTGCATATGGGTCAATATACACACGGAACTTGCCGAGAAGTACACCAGCAAAGGTGTTACCAGTGTCATCAACGTTGAGGTTTGCATTTAGAGCAGGGGTGTAATCAAGTACACCAGCCATGCTTAGAGCAGAAGCAACGTCAGCAGAACACATAATAACATTACCCTTTCCTCTACGAGTTTGCTGTGCAATTGCGTTTGCATCACGCTCGATTTGGAAAAGAAGACCTTTGAACTTCTCAACTGACCAACGACCGTTGGAGTCAACGTCAAGGTCAAACGCACCAGCAGTTGCTACGTTTGCTTGAGCACCAGGCTTAGCAACTTTGTAGATGGTACGGATTACTTCACGGTTGATTTCAGCAAGAATCTCAGATGACAAAATGTTTGCCAACTCAGCTTCTGCATTTAGACCGTGAATTGCCTTAAGGTCCTGAGCAAGCTCAAGTGAGTACTCAGCCTTTAGGGCTCTTGACTTTGCTTCAACGAGAACTTTCTCGATTGAGAAGTTCATTTCGTTGAACTGATTATTACCATAACCAAGTCCCTCTGAATCAGAGGTTCTCATACCTTGTCCAGTAGTGTATGAAGACTGACCGTCTGGATTTAGCAATCCTGGGTTGTCGTTAGAATTGTTTGGACTATTTGCGACCCTTGCATTAGTAGTACCGAAACCTACTGAAGAACCGTCGTCAACAGCACCAGTGTAATCACCTTGAGTAGTGTTATACTCACTGTTTTGTGCTGAAAATGCGGTATCTACTTCATCATAGAAGGTTTCTGGTCCATTAACACGATCAGTTCCATAACGTGATCTCATTGCAAAAATAAGACCAGTAGGACCGTTCATTGGTTGAACCCCTGCGAGGTCATATGCAACCAAATTAGGCATTGAACGTCTGATTAATGAGATCAGAACAGGATCAAAACCTGCAACTGGACCGCCAGCAGCAGCATCACCACTGAAACCAGCAGGATTTGAACCTGCTGCCATTGTAGGAGCCTCAGTTAGCAATTCTCCGGTGGAGAATGATTGCTGCTCTCTTAAAAATCTTTCTTGGTTTTCTAGCAGGACTGCGGTTACAGCTCTTCTATGAGAATCTTTGATAGGATCTAGACCATCAAAGTCGAGAAGGGGTGCCCACTTTTCCTGCAATCTTTCTGATTGAAACATTGCTTTTACCTCTGTAAAATGAAATTGTTTTGTTTGATTTAATATTAAATTCAGCGTTTTGCAACTGCTGAAAGAGTCTTCAGATAAGCATTCATTTTGTCTGAGTGATACTCAGAAACAACTTCAGTGCTTTCTGTTAGTGTCTCAGTCGTTGCTGTTGGAGCAACTACTCTTGAAGGGAAATATGATTCCTTCAAAGTCTCCAGTTTTTCACGATATTCTGTCTCACTTTCAAACTCAACACTTTCGGCAAGTGAAGCGAGCTTTTCTTTCTGAGTGACCGCTAGACCCTCTGAAATCTCATCAAAGATTCTGTCAGCAACAGACTCACTGAGTCTCTTGTTGAGTTGAATATTTCTTTCAATTTGCTCGTTGAGTTTTTCTTCCATTTCATCAAGTTTTTCTACCATGCTCTCAAGTACATTATATTTCTCTTCAGGGATTTCTACATAATGTTCTTCAAAAAGTCCTTTAAGACCAGATAGGAATGATTCGGTTAATTCTTCTTTAATTCCAGTTTCTACTGAAAGTTGATTTTCGTTCATCCATTCATCAGCAACATACTCAAGATATGAATCTACTCTTTCCTTAAGTGCTTCGGAAATTATAGAAACTTCTTCAACTAAACGACTTTCATATTGAGCCTCTAAGGACTCTTTGATTTCTGATACTTTACTACGGAGAGCAGACTCAAAAATAATTCTTGCTTTTTCTTGGAACTCTTCTGAAAGTTCCTCACCTTCAAGAAGGGCATTAACATCTTCTTCGATGTCATACTCTTCTTTCATTTTTTTATCTTCATCCTCATCTTCATCATCTTCTTCTTTTTCTTCATCCTCATCTTCATCTTCATCATCTTCTTTTTCTGCTTCAGAAATTATTTCATCATCTTCCTCAAGATTTTCTTCATCAATATATTCTTCATCATCGAGTTCTTCTTCTTCCTTTACAGCATCAGTTTTTTTGATGCCCTTCATGGAATCAGCACCCTTTGCTCCTTTGTTTACTACGTCCTTAACTTGCTTAAGAGTTGATGCTGCATCTTTTAGTTTTGCAGAATCATCATCAGACTTGTAGTTTTCTGGAGTAGGACCTCCAAGATCTTCCCAATTTCCTGTTTGTCCATCAGGAATACCTGTACTAAGCTTACGCATTGGTTCTGCTGGTTTAGAATTAGCGTTAACAGCAGTTCTGGATTGCTTAGTGCCTACTTCCATTTCCTGTAAATTTTTTCCACGAGACATTTGAAACTCTCCGTTAAACCTTTTAAATTAACTATATTTATTTATGTTTTAAGAAATTACAAAGAATTCAAAAACTCATTGAATAATGAAAGTTTATGTTCTTCTAATGATCTTTGAGATACATAAGAATCAACTTTATTTTTCATAGATGCAACTTTTTGCTCAAGTATGCCATTATTCCAAACCCACTCAACACCTTCCATAATTCCTTGAACAAATGCATCAGGAGCAGAAGGATCTGCTACAATATCTGCTGCAGTTGCAAGCATAAAATCTTCACCAACTTCTTTGTATCCCTTATTGTTTTCTCTTAAAGAACCAATTCCTCTTGAGGATACACCTAAGCAAACACCATCTTTAAGAAGTGATTCTGCAATTCTTCCCATAGGAGTGGAAAGAATCTGTGCCTTTCCAATCCAGTCATTGTTTTTTTGTTCAAGAGAAACAATTTTATGTGAAACTCTATCAAGATTTACAGTAGGACCGTCTGGATGACCTAGTTCTCCAAGAGCACGACCTTTTTGAACATAATTTTCATTATATCTTTTTACTTCCCTTTCCATAATTGAAAAAGGATACATTCTTCCATTGCGATTTACACATTCACTTTGAAGAAAAACTCCTTGAATATAGAATTTTTTATTAGTTCCAGTTCCTTCTGTAAGAACTTTAACTTTTTCTATTTCTTCTCTGATTAGTTTCATGGTACTAATTTGTAAATCCTACTTTGTTTGCTTTTATTTCAGAAGATGTCCAAATAACATCAGTTGGAGATTTTTCTAAAAATTCTACAGAATTTCCAGGCATAGAAAAATAATTAGTAGTTGCAGATCCAACAGACGAAGCAATTGCTACTGTAACGGAACTATTTGTAGTATTATGAAGTCTAACGCAAGTAGCATTAGATATACTAGTAGCTGCTCCAACACTCGTTGGAGTATTAATTTCAGTTTCAATTACTCTTGTTCTTTGCATTTTATGAAAGATTAATATTAGTTATTTATTAGTTAATTAAGTTAGATCATAAAACCCTAAAGCAGCAACAACTCCACCAGTTCCAGTGATTGTTCTTACTGCTACTGTGTATATATCACTTACTTTATCTTGAGTTCTTCCAAGTTGAAGACCCCAGTTATATCCTTCAGATACTTTAATTGCTCCGCCTGATTGATTAGAACCAAATGCATAAGAAAAATCTACTACTTGGCCACCAGTAATAGAGGATGCACTAATATCATATTCAACATTTGGACTTTCCGATAAAGTAAATGCTGCTCCTACTAAAGTAGGATTTTTTATGAGTGCAATAATATAAGGGACATTGTTACTTAAAGGCAATCCATTAAATTTTGTTGGTAAAATAATAGAATCTTCTCTTCCAGGAGAAAGACGAATAGATACGATAGGTAAAAAATCAGTTCCCACTGTAACTGAAGTCGTTTTTCTTACAAAGGTTTCCGCAACTTTCTTTTCATATCCACCATTTGATTGAACAGATACACAAATTTGTTTCATTACTGATGGTGATGTTGTAATTCCAGTATTTAAAATTTCATATCTTACTGGTAGATTTGGAGTGGTCATATAAACGGTGTCTATATGATTTGAATGGTTGAATTGATGTGCTATAATAAATTTTCCATCAATTGCAAAACCAACTCTAACCGATCCTACCCCTAACCATTCATATTCACTGAAAAGAATTTGAGCTTTAGAAATATCCAATCGAATACCACTTGGATTACTTGTACTGAATCCAGTTCCATCCAGAGTATCTATGTTCCACTCTGACTGAGGGACAGTAATTACAGTGGTTACTCCAGATACTGCTGTTCTTTTAATGATATTGAGTTGAGAACCATCAAGTTCCAACATTATGCCGTTTTCAGATGATGCATATCCTGCTCTTTGAACGAGATTTTCTTTTGCTGGATTAAATACAAAAGTTTGAAGAATCTGTAAAGATTTTCCAGGTTGGTATGAAAATACTCGTTTACTTTCACGAACAAATGAACAACCAGCAGTTGTTCCAATTCCTAATGTTGCTGTGCTTTGTTCTTCTATGGTCCCAACAGTAGACCCTGCCCCAACAATTACATCACTAAAATCTCCATCTTGAGAATAACGATGGGTTGAATCGAAAAGTGTGTATGGATTGGATACTTTTAATCTACCAAAAAGATCTCCGGAAAATCCTTGACCAAGTGGATCAAAAACATTTCCATACCGATCTGCTTGAATAAAAACCTCAAAAAGACTTCTTTCTTGGTTTAGATAATCTTGATTTTGTTTATTCCACTGAGCCATTATTAGTCAATCCATTCTAATTTTGATGGGTGATATCGTTTTACATCTTTAATGTTGAAATTTTTTTCTAGCATAGGATAAATTTGTTGAACAATCGCACCAGGATAGTTTGATTGCAATTGTTCACCCAAATCTCTTTTTGATGGAATTCCAGTTTCCGATACTAATTCTAATCTATAAATGCTTCCATTCCACAATATATCAGCAACGTATTCTTCCCCAATTCTTTGAGGTTCTGCTGGGGAATTAACATAAAGGTTTCCGTTAAAATCACCTGATATGTTTATAGATTCTGATATAAATTGTTTGAATGATTTCATTTTACTCTGTCTCTTCCTCTGTTCCGTTATTAAACAAAGAAGAAGCCACTGCAGGTCTAAGAGTATCAATTCTGTCTGAGGATTTAGTAAATAAAATATCCTTTATTTTATCACTAATTTGTGATGGAGATTCATCTGAGACAATCATATCCATTAATTCGTCCATAGTATTTAAAAATTAACTATGCTATTATTTAGATCTCTCCCCCTTTGGGTAAATTCATTGGTTTTGTATTCACTTCTGGTTCTATTGGAACTTTTCCGGATTGTCCTTCTATGTTATCCCCAGGAACAGGGGACATATCCATTGGCATTCCAGTTTCTGGATCAACTGGCATATTTGGATCTGGAATAACACCATCTTCTATTTCTTTCTTAATTAATTTGTCTTGTTCGATTATTTCTTCGTCAGTTTGTTTTAATATATTTCTTCTTACATAATCTTGAGAAAAATACTTTCCGATATAAGGTTCTGCTGTAGCAGCAATGTTTAGTCTTTCGGTTAATAATTCAGCATCTTTTAACTCTGAAAAATGATTGTCATATAAGAAATCGAACTGAATATGTTCAGACATTTCTTTCCAATCTTCTGGTGTGATTATATTTTTAAGAATTAGTTGTGTTCTTAAAATGTCATAAAAAACTCCAGAAAATCTTTTTCTTAATCTTCCTACAAACTTAGTAAATTTAAGTTCATCTCTTAAGATTTCGGAAGATCTTCCGAGATTAAATCCACCTTCTCCATCCATTCTTGAAGGAGGAACATTTAGTGCTCTATAAAGTTTTTGTTTAAAATATTCTATATCAGTGATTTCTCCCAAATTCTGACCACCAGGAAGAGTAGAAATTTCTGTTCCTCTTCCACCTTCTCTACGAGGCAACCAGAAATCCTCAAGCATACTCATAAATTTTTTATCATCACGAATTTCCCCAGTAGAAGCATCATATACAAGTTTATTTCTATAACGCATCATCACATCACGAAGATACTGCTCTGCCTTAACTTTAGGAAGATTTCCTACGTCAATGTAAAATATTCTACGTTCAGGTGCTCTTGATAATCTATAAATCACCAAAGAATCTTCAATCATACGAAGTTGGTTGAGAGATTTAATTGATTTATGAAGATATGATAAAATAGTATTTTTATTTCTATCAACGAGTCCGGAAGTGCAATATGTAATAGAGTCTTTGGACATTTTTATTCCACGACTAGCAATACCTCCACTAAGATCACTTAATCCAGTTGAATTTTGGAAGTTTCCCTTAGGATTATAAATGAAATATTCTTCTATTTCAGGAAAAATATAATCCATTGGATTATCATCATTTTTCGCATATGCAGTAGATTGATCTTTTTTTGAATTTTTTTGCTGCCTTACATATCTAATTTTTAAAGAATCAATATATCTTAATTCTTGTATTCCTTCTTGAGGTTTCTTTAGGTCAATTACTTTATGGTAGAAGAGTCTTCCGTCAACATACCAATTTCTATAGATTTCGTGACATTTTCTGTCAAAATCCATTAATTCCAAAATAGATTTAAATTCTTCTCTTATTTTTTTCTTTAATGAATCACTAGCATTTAAATTTGATAACTCTATTTGAACAGGAGAGTCATTTTGGTCTGAAACAATGGCTTCATTCACAATATCCTCAATAGCACTATCAACTTCAGGATGAAGTGCCATCTCTCTATATCTTTTAATTAAATCAAATTCTGTTTTATATACACCTTCAATATCAACATAAGATCCAAAAAATCCACTAGTTAGATAGTAATCAACCCCGTCCTCATCATTTTGAGGAACGGGGGAAACTATAGAAGGACTTATTTTATCATTATCTTCAATAGAAAAACCAAATAATTTTGCCATAATTTAACTGAACTCTAGATGTTTATCTATTTATTACCCTTGTGCAGAATTACTTCCTGCTTGCTCTGGATACCAGAATTGAACTTGGAACTCAACAGTAAATTCTTCAATTGTGTCAGAAGTATCATATGACAAATCAATTGCAGAAATATTAGTGGGGAAAATATCCTTAAATTTATACTGTGCTAATATATTGGCATTTCCGCCAGTACCAGTACCACTTTCTTTACCAACTGCAGTTCTTCCTAATTGAATGACAGTAGCATCTGTCATATAAGAATTTGGTTCAGTCAAACCACTATGGTCTGAATATTGCCCAATACTTTGCATCCAATATTCAAAAGCTCTTCTATGTGAGAAGTTTTCGTCATTTATTACTGTTACTGTCCAAACATCAAATGTTCTGTCTCCAGCAACTTTTAGAGTGCGTCCTCTAAAAGGAACCTCAATTGGTGCTATAACTGATGCTGGAAGGGCTGCTGCTTTGCATAGAAAAGTGAAATTTTCTGCATCAAAAGCACCCCCTACCCCCTGAGCATTAGATACTCCTGCTGGGAAACTTGGTATAGAGACCTCAAAAAGGTTGGGACGAGCACCACCTCCAATTAATTTAGATTTAAATTGTGAAAGACCTTTTAGTGTTGCCATTTTAGAATTCCTCCTTTGTAATTAATTTATAAAAATCAAACAGTTCCGAC